GTGGGGTTCAGCACCGAGGAGTACAAGCGACGCAGGGCATCGTTTGAGCGGAACAATGATATGGCGAGCTGGCTGGCGCAGTACATGGGGGAGCCGATCGAGCGCGAGGGAACGGTGTTCAGGCCGGACGATTTCCGGTACTTCAAGGGCGTTCTTCCTGACGGGGAGCCGGAGCGCGTGTTTATGGCGGTGGACCCGGCATGGGGCGGCGGCGACTTTGTGGCTGCTCCTGTGATCGAGAAATTCGGGAACGACCTGTACGTGGTGGACGTGGTGTACGACAACAGCGACAAGCGGGTCACGCAGAAGCTGATTGTGGACGCGGTGGAGAAATGGGGCGTGGCCGCGCTACAGGTGGAGGCGACGAAGACGACGAAGGCGTATGCGGATGACATCGAGGCGCTGCTGGCGGAGAAGGGGAAGAAGATCAACCTGACGACGAAGGCGGCTCCGCAGACGATCGGCGGCAAGACGCAGCGCATCTTCGACAAAGCGCCGGACATCAGGGAGCGGATGATCTTCCTGGAGGACGGCAAGCGCAGTCGGGAGTACAGCTTGTTCATGCAGAACGTGTTTTCCTTCAAGATGGTGGGCAAGAACAAGAACGACGACGCACCGGACAGCCTTTGCATGGCCATCGACATGGATCAGACCACGACGTACAAAACACGAATAATGGACAGATTGTTCTAACGGATTGTTCGATTTAATAGGCGAACGATTGTTGAAATTTACCGCGTGAATATTCGGAATTTCACTTGACAAAGGGCGCCATTTGTAGTAAGAAGAATACGGGAAAAGATGCGCAGAAAGGGGGCAGGAAACGCTTTGACGGAATGGGAGCAGCAGCACGAACCGATAAAATTCCCGCTGCACGGGCGGAGAAGGATTGTGACGCCGTTCAGCCGCATCACCAGGGCGAACCTGCTGGAGGCGCTGGGCGCGGCGATGACGGATTTTCTGCGCAACAAGTCTGAAATTGGCTACCTGATCCGGTATGACCGCGGGATTCAGCCCGTGGTGGACCGCGACAAGGAGATCCGGCCGGATATTATCCACAACACGGTGGTCAATCATGCATCCGAGATTCACGCCTTTAAGGTGAGCTACCTTCTCTCCGATCCGGTGATCTATGTGAGCAGGAAGAAGAGCGGAGACGAGCCGAGGAGCCTGTCTGACAGGGTGAACACACTGAACAGCTACATGCTGATCGCCGGGAAGAACGCAGGCGACAAGGAGCTGGCGGACGACTTTACGGTGACGGGGCTCTCCTACCGGCGTGTGCTGGCGAATCCGGATTTCAAGAGCGAAGAGGACTGCCCGTTCATCGTGGATACGCTGAACCCGATGCGCACCGCGGTGGTCTATCTGGACAGCGCGGAGAAGCATTCGCGCCGGGTGTTCGCCTTCACGGTGCTGGACACGGACGAGGGCCAGCGGATCAAGGTCTATACGCCGGAGCGGGTGTTCGACCTGCTGAACAACGAGATCGTCCGCGAGGCGGAGAACCCGCTGGGGATGATTCCGATCGTCGAGTACGTGAACAACGAGGCGCGGATGGGCGCGTTTGAGCCGGTCATCGACCTGCTGAACGACATCAACGTGCTGGAGAGCAACCGCATCGAGGCGACGGAGCAGAACGTGCAGAGCCTCATGTGGTTCAACGACGTGGAGCTGGACGCGGACCAGGTGGAGCGCCTGAGAAGCAAGCCGGATGCGTTTATCTTCACGCGCACGACGAAGGACAGCGTCACACCGAATATCAAGAACGTCGTCGTGGATTTGCAGCAGGCCGACCAGCAGGTGCTGGCCAACGACATGTACAAGAAGATCCTGACCATCGTGGGAATGCCCTCCACGGGCGACGGCAACACGTCGGACAGCTCCAATAACGGTTCGACCATCGTGCGCAACGGCTGGTCGCAGGCGGAGGCGCGGGCGAAGGACACGGCCACCCTCTGGCACAGGAGCGACCGGGACTTCCTGGAGGCGGTGCTGACCATCTGCGACGCGCAGCTGGAGAGCATCGGCGCGGAGCCGCTGGGCCTGCGTGCGGACGACGTGATCGGCAAGTTCACTCGCCGGAATTATGAGGACATCATGACGAAGGCGACGGTGCCGACGACGCTGCTGGGCAGCCAGAAGGTGCATCCGAAGATCGCCTATCAGGTGTCGAACATCGTGCCGGACCCGGAGGAAGCGTACATCGAAGGGATGGACTGGTACGACAGGCTGAAGGAAGAGGGTCTGCTGAACACGCGGAACGACGCGCCGCAGGTGCGCGTGAATACGGGGGCTGGATATGAAAATCGAAATCAGGGATCATCCGGAACTGCTGGAAACCCTGTCCAGTGAGCTTTCGGCTCACAACACGGTGGAGCTGAAGGTGGAGAAGGACAGGGACACCGGCGAGGAGCGGATCGTGGCGATCCGGATTGACCGGAAGATGAAGGTACAATCGAATATTTGACGCCGCTGCATGGGCGACGGACAGCCAATGGGCTATGAGACAAAACGTCTCGTAGCCCTTTTTCTTTTGAATTTCAGCGGGGTTTCCCGCTTTGAAATGCACGCAGAGAAGCGTGGGTAAACAAGTCGCAGACATCGTGAGGAGATTCACGTTAATCGCGCAGGAGGAAGCAATGGACGTAAGCAAGATCGAGGGATATGCGGAGATGACTCTGGAGCAGAAGGTTGCGGCCCTGGAAGGGTACACGCCGGAAGCGCCGGACCTCACGGGCTACGTGAGGAAGGAGCTGCTGGACAAGGCTGCCAGCGAGGCCGCCGGGTATAAGAAGCAGCTCAAGGAGAAGATGACTGCGGAGGAAGCCGCGGAGGCGGACAGACAGGCCGCGCAGCAGGCGCTCCAGGACAAGTACACCGAGCTGGAAGCCCGGTATGCGGAGCTGGAGCGGCAGAGCCTTGTGTCGGGCTACAAGGCGAAGCTGACAGCCATGGGGTACGACGAAGCGGAAGCGGAGGCCACCGCGAAAGCGATGGCGGAAGGCGATACAGCGACGGTCCTTGCGAACCAGGAGAAGTTCCTCGCCAAGCGGGAGAAAGAACTGCGGGCGGACGCTTTGAAGGGAATGAGCGGCCCTGAGAGCGGAGGGAACGGCGGAGCGCATCCGGAGGACGAAGACGTCCGGCTGGCCCGGAGGCTGGGCCAGGAGAAGGCGAAGACGGGTTCCGGAAGCGCGGACATTCTGAAGCACTACACGCTCTGATCATTAGAGGGGTGAAACGAAATGAAATTTGTGGATACGACTGTCGGCGGCGGCGTGGAAATCCTGGCTGCTGACGAGTTTGTGGCGATCCCCAAGAAGCTTTCCGGCACCACGGGTGTCGTGAAGGCGGGCACGCCGATTACTGCCGCCGGTGCGGCGGACACGGACGGCGCTGCGGCCGTGGGCATTCTGCTCTACGACGTGGGCCTGGCGGCCAATCCGAACGGCGCTCTGGTCGTGCAGGGTGTCATCGACCTGACCAAGGCGAAGGCGCACAGCGGCGTTTCCGGCATGACGGCTGCGAATCTGAAGACCGCGGTTCCCGGCCTGATCTGCCGCACGGACATCGGCGTCAATTCCTGATGGGGGTGATGTAAATGGCAACGATTCTGGATCTGGTAACTCCTAAGAGCATTGCGGCGAACTGGACTGAGGTCGAGAGCAACCGCGTGCCGTTCCTGGGCGAGGCGCTGTTCCCCGCCCGCAAGAAAGCGGGTCTGGACCTGGCCTGGCTGAAGGGCAACCGCGGCCTGCCTGTGTCCCTGATGCCCACCGCGTTTGACGCGAAGGCGACCTTCCGCGACCGTCCCGGCGTCACGAAGACGGAGACGGAAATGCCGTTCTTCCGCGAGGGCTTCAAGATCAAGGAGAAGGACCGTCAGGACATGCTGCGCGTCCGCGACACGAATGATCCGTACATGGACGAGATTCTGCGCCACATCTACGACGACTCTGCGGAGCTGATCGAGGGCGCGAACGTCGTGCCGGAGCGCATGATCATGAGCCTGCTCTTTGCCAATACCGGCAACGCGCAGATCACCTTCAACGCGAACGGCGTGTCCTATGCGTACAACTACGACAGCGGCAGCGCCTGGAAGACGGCGAACTACGCCGCCCTGACCACCACCGCGCTGTGGAGCGCCGCCGCGACCGCCGATCCGATTGCGGATATGCAGGCTGTGCAGAACGCTGCGAGGGCTGCGACCGGCACCGAGATCCGCCGGGCGATCATGAACAGCACGACCTTCAACGCCATGGCGGCTACCGCTGCGCTGAAGAACCGCTTCATCACCGCGAACGGTCTGGCCGTCGGCTACCTGACCAACCGCGAGGTTGCGCAGCTGATCGAGGCGACGCTGGGCATCACCGTCATCGTCTACGACAAGCAGTACAAGGACGAGAGCGGCACCGCGCACAAGTTCGTGCCGGACGGCTACGGGCGCTTCGTGCCGGAAGACCCGCTGGGCAACACCTAGCACGGCATCGCGCAGG